TAGAGAAGCACCTCCAGAATATGATATTCAATAAAGACCACTTCTCAATCCAAAAAACTTCCCAATATCCCCCATTCTTCCGAGTTATTCAAAGCGTCTATAGCCCAATCTTAGGAAATGCATCGCCATATGATTCCGATAAAGAGACGGCCTATACCGCTATCCTAAGCTTAGGTCTGTGGAAAACTGACACCAAGGAGCAAGGAATCAGCATTTGCGCTGTCCTTCAGAAAAAGATAATGGACCCTATGGAGTTGATTAAGCGCCTGAAGTTAATGAAAAAGGACTACCTTAATAAGACCTTGTCCAACTCTGAGTTCATTAGACCAGCAGACGAACTAATCATTGAGCGACGCAAGAGCGACAAGGGACCATTTGCCCTCTACGGCGAAGTCGATAACTTTGCCTTCTTCTATCCTGAGTACCACGGTGGGGATACCCTCAATAATCGATTAACGCTAGCTATCCCACTCTTCAAGAAGATTCACTTAGCAGAGCTGCCAGACGATGAAGGTCTTAGAGCAGAAGATAAATACCTGCTTTCAATGATTAGAAGCTTCCCAAGCGCTGAATCATATCCGCTGGTATCTGCGTTATCTCAAGGTGTATTATATGCGAACAGAAGGTGGTTTAAGTGAAGCAAAATTTTGATATAATTATTGCTACCATTATAGGTATTATTCTTATCTCTCTTCCGTTTGTATTTTCATATCTGACGAATGACCGAAAAAATGAAAGGATGGATAAAATTAATGAAAAATATGAACAAAAGTTAAAGGAAATAAAGAAATGTCAATCAAAGGAATGTATCAATGAGCAAATGGATTGAAACAGGAATGGCTATAATTATTGTTATCATGCTTTTTTTAATGAATAACTTTTACCACGAGATGGATATCATTCATAAAGAGATATCGAACAACCGTCAAAAGATTGATGAAATTTATGACTACCTTTCCAGCGTCTACGCTGATGCTCTTCCGGAGGATAATTGAATGATGGAAGTTACTCTAAAAGATATGTTCGAACAAATATTAGATAATGAGTATCGATTAGTTATTCTAGAGTACATCTTACAGCAAATAATCGATAAGATGCCAGACCTTCTTACAGAGGATGAGTTTTCAAAAATAAAGGACAAATCGTTCGCTATCCTTGAGTCGAAATATCCAAAAGCTGGAATTAAGAAGCCCCCCTTCCTAAACTAGGGAAATCCCGATAGACTGATACTATTAACTGCCCACCCGTTCGGCATTTATTTGGTCCATGCATGGATGAAATAATGTCATATAACTTTCCAGAATACCAAGACCCCAATATGCTCCCTCAGAATGAGCAAGATGCTTATTCACCGTACGAATCACCAGAAGACTTTTCCGAAGAAGATTTCAATGCCGCCCGAACGGGGGAGGTAGAACATCAAAAGTCTGCCTCTGCTGGCGGCACCTTTTATGAAAACTTAGCGTTAAAAATGCAGGACAACGAGCTTGTGGCTATCGGTGGCGAGCTGATGGAAGATGTCGATAACCAACTTAAAATGAAAGAAGAATGGGAATCCTCCATTGCCACAGCTGAGAAGTATCTAGGCCGCAAGATTGAAGAACCACAAAACGAAGAGGGTCGAGAATGGCGTTCAACCGTTTATGACACCACGCTGTCAACCGCTGTCTATCGAATCTATTCTGTCTATAAGCGAGAACTCTTCCCCCCTAGCGGCCCCTGCAAATCTGAGATAGAAGGGATTGCCACCAAGGAAATCAACGAAAAGGGTGAGCGTCGAAAGATGTTCGCCAACTATGCCTTAACGGTAGAGGACAAAGGCTACTACCCTGACTCCGATGACATGTTATTCACCATCATCTTTACTGGTTCAGCTTTCAGGAAGGTCTTCATGGACCCGATGACCGGGAAGCCAAAAGCAAGGTTCATTAAACCCCAAGACTTTATCTGTGATTTGAATTGCACCTCTTTGCTGGAATCTCAAAGCTTAGGGTACCGCTATAAAGAAAGTAAGCGTGATATTCTTCAGCTTCAAGAACTAGGGAAGTACGTTAAGTTTGACTTAGGAATGCCTGCTGATTCTGATACGACTGAATCCGTTATTGATAAAACTGCTCGCGAAGAAGAGGGAATTGTCCTTCAGACGATGGAGAACAAAACCTTATTTGAGGTTCATGAACGGCACGTCTATTTAACTAAAGATAAATTAAGGGATGGTGACCCTCTCGCCACTGATGAAACTAAGCTATATCCTTACAGAATCACAGTGGTTGACCGAAAAGCTGTAGAAATTGTTAGAAATTGGAAAGAAGAAGATGAGCTCCGCACCAGAATCCCTAACTTTGTGCATTATAAGTTCTTGCCCGGAATGGATAATTTGTTTGGTGTTGGGATGGCTCATTTGGGAGGTTCTAACGCTATAACCTTGACGACTATTTTGCGTCAAATGATTAACAAGTTATCCTTAAATACTTTCCCTGGCGGCATTAAAACAACGACGGTACGCTCTGAAGATAATCTTAGAGACCCAAGCCCAGGCGAATGGTTAGAAGTAGAAACGGGCGGCCAACCTTTAGGCGAATGTTTTGCTGAGATGCCATACCCTCCCCCAAGCGCTCTCTTTTTTGAAATATTCAAAAGCGTTCAAGAAGGAACATTTACTCAATTAGGGGTGGCTGACACCAATATTCCGGAGAACTCCAACCAAACGCCAGTCGGAACAACGATGGCAGCGGTTGAAGTAGCTAACCGGATGCAATCCGCTTCTCTTTCGTCGCTTCATACCTCTTTACGCTACGAGTTTGAGCTGCTCTTTGACTTATGGGCTGAATGCCTGCCGGATGAGCCTTATCCCTTTGCGGTTCCAGGATTCGACGGCGCTATTATGCGCTCAGATTTTGAAGACCATATTAATACCGTCCCCGTTTCTGACCCAAATGTCTTAACAAGTACTCATAGATTGATGCAGGCGGAAGGGCTTTCGCGTATAGCTGCTGAAAACCCAGACCTTTATAGTCAGCGAGAAGTTCAGAAACGTATGCTGGAAGCGATGGGCGTTGAAAATATCGATGAGATATTACCCCCTGAGCCAACTCCTTCATCTTCCGATGCAGTCAGTGAAAACATGATGATTCTGCAAGGCGAAGGAATAACCATTACGCCAGAACAAGATGATGAGGCACATAACATCGTTCACAACATCTTATTGGAACAAATGGAAGCGGACCCATCCCTACTTCAAATCAATCCGTCAGCCAAATATCAATTGACGCAACATATTCAAAAGCACTCCGCCTCTCAATTGGTTAAACAGGCCAGAGCTGAAAATAAATATGCTTTCCCAGATGTAGAGCCAGATGGTTATTTAGATATTCCAGAAATTCAGAATCAATTAAGCATGATGAATGCAGAAGAAGGCATTAAACAGAAGGAAGCGGCAGACGCGCAGGCAATGGAAGATAAGCAAAATCAATTATTGCCACAACAAGTGATGTTGGAAGATATTAACCAACGCCGTGAAGCCGAACAAATCAGAGCTGAAATGGCTCGTATGAAGATTGAGTTCGAAGAAAGAATGGCCGTGATGAAGATGGAATTTGAAAAACAAATGAGTGAAAAGAAAATAGAGTCCGAGTCCTTCAGGGAACAACTGAGGTTTGAGGCTGACACAGTTAAGCTAGAAGCAGATAAAGAAATGGCTCGCGAAAAAAACGAGCATGACTTAACCCTTGAACAAATGAAGCAACATACCCCAGGAGTGTAAATCATGATGATACCAAAAGGCAGAGGAATTCCTCACGAACTTAAAGTAGGTAAGTCTGGCTATAACGACAGAGACGATGTAATGCGCAACAAAGCGCATCGAGCAATGGATGGAGATTTGAAACAGGTGAGCAAACCTTATTCTCCTGAAAGCGCATCGAGCCCAGGCAATAGCAAATTGATTCAAGGTTACGCTAAAGGCGGCCACGTTAAAAAAGGTCATAGAATCCCAACGGATATGCATATACCAACGCAGCCTAAGAGTTGCATGCCAAAGAAGACGCCTGTTACTCGCGTTAAAAGACATGGTGGTGTCATGCAAGGCGACCACGGTCCTAATCATGGTGGACCCGGTCATGAAGTGGCTGTTCAAGGTTCAAAAGGACCCCATTTAAAACATGGTGGGATGCCTCGTCACAAAAGACATCATGAGCATATGTTGCATGAGAGCTTAGGCGGAAGTATTAAGAAAGGACTTAGTAAAGTTGGAAAAGGGCTTAAGACAGCCGCAAAAGTCGTTAAACCTTATGCAAAAGCGGCTTATAACGCATCTAAACCAATCTTAAGAGAAGTTGCTAAGAAAGGGATTGATTACGGCAGTAAAGCTTTAGGCGCTGCCGCTACGGGAGCTGCAACAGTTGCAGGCGGACCAGCCGCTGGTGTTGCTGCTGGGTACTTAGCTTCTAAAGCCAGTAAGAAATTGGGCAATTATGCGACTAAGAAAGCTGGATTGAAGCGTGGCGGTGAACATCATGAGCATCATCATATGGCTCATAAAGGTTTTGGTGGCATGTTAAAAGGAGCCGCAAAAGCTGGCATGGCTGCTGCAAAACCTCATTTAAAGGAAGCGGCCAAACAGGGCGTGAAACATTTATCTGAGAGAGCAACCGAAAAAATGAATGGTATGCGTCACGGTGGCCATTATGGAATCGGTGGAATGTTAAAGAGCGCTGGAAAAACGGCTTTAAAGAGTGCCGCTAAGCAAGGTATTGAACATATGGCCAGCAAAGCCGCGACTATGCGTCATGGTGGCGATATGCATCATCATCTTGGTATTGGCGGGATGCTCAAAAGTGCTGGCAAAACGGCATTGAAAGCGGCCGCTAAAGAAGGAGTTCAACATTTAGCAAACAAGGCTTCTACGATGCGTCATGGTGGTGTAAAAAAAAAGCTAATGGCGGGGATATGAGTTTAGAGTTTGCGAAGGAAGCCTATAGCAAATCTCCAAGAGAGAATGTTAATGGCTACATGCTAGATAAAAGTCTTTCCAATAAGAAGACTTATACCTATCACAATCCTGAGACAAAACAGACTTATATTGCCCACAGGGGAACAGACCCTAAGGATAAGAAGGATTTGAAGAATGATTTCTTAATCACGACAGGTTTGTTAAATAAATACACCTCTAAGCGTGTTAGGAATGCAGAGAAAATAGCCAAAGGGGCGCAAGATAAGTATGGAACCAACATTGAAAACGTTGGTCATTCTTTAGGCGCTACTATGGCTGAAAAGACTGGAAAGAAATTGAAAGTCGAGAACAGTAAGGTAACGGGATATAACCCAGGAATGTCTCCATTAGATATTCCAAAAGGATTGTATAACAAAGCCAAGTCTTATATCGCTCCTAATTCGAAAGACAGTCAAAAGATGAAGAATGTCACTAGACATACTACAGGCGTTGACCCTATTTCGATGAGCGGTATGATTCATGCAGGTAAAACCGTTCTGCATAAGCCTAAGCAATTAAATGTCCATGGATTAAGCAATTTTAGTTAATAAGGGGAAATGAAATGAAAAAATCAGTTAAGAAAGCAGGCGAAGGCCAAGCTGTTTACGAACATCAAATGATGGGCGAAAAGAAAGGCTCCAAAGGCGCGCATGCAAATTATGAATCCACGATGCGTGGAGAACATGCAACGCATAAGCCTGCCGTTAAGATGTCAAGCTACGCAAAAGGCGGCGTTGGAAAGATTCGTCATGAGCAAGCAACCATGAGCGGTAAACCAAAAGCACCAAAAGCTTTAGGTAAGATTGCTCGAGGATAAGATGCTCGATTTTTACAAAGACAATCTTTTAAAGAAAATTCAAGCGCGTCGGCAGATTTACGAAGTTCGTTTAGCTGCGGGCGCAATTGATAAAATTGAAGACTATAAACTGGTTGTGGGTAAAGTGCAGGGCCTCGATGAGGCTACTATTGTTATCCAGAATGCCTATAAAGAACTAATAGCTGGGAGTCAAAAAAATGAGCGAGTCGAGAAAGTATGAGCATACGGAAGAAGAGTTAATCAAAGCCCAACAGCAGATTGAGAAAGAATTAGGTTTCGAGCCAATCGAAACGCTTGGATATCATATTGCTGTTTTGATTTATGAGCCTAATAAAAACGCCGAAAAAGATAAAAAATTTACTTATAAAGACCCGACCACAGGCGAAATGAAGAAATCAATCTTTGAAATGCCTGAAGATTTATCTAAACGCGTCTCCGAAGAAGATAAATGGACTGAATGCGTTGGTCAGGTTATCTATTTAGGAGATGAAGCCTATAAAACAGGAAAGTTTGCCGATGGAAAAGTAAAACCTTGGTGCAAATTAGGTGACTGGGTAGTATTTCCTCGACACGAAGGTACACTTATTTCTTATCGGGATAAGCCTGTCATGCTCATTCCTGATGACCGAGTCATCGCCAGAACCCCAGACCCATCCTATGTATCAAGATTTAAATAAGGAGTAGCCTATGCTTGCAGAAGAGGAATATGTAGAAAACACTCAACCAACAGCTGAGCCTGAATATCAAGAGCCAGAAGTTGAAATCATTGATGACGAACCTGAAGAGGAAGAGATAGAAGAGCAAGCCGACGGTAAACTGACTAAAGATGAGGCCAGTCTACTGCAAAAAGATGAAGGTGGTCTCGAAGAGGCTCCTGACCCATTGGAGCTCGCTAATAAAAAGATTGCAGAGCTTAGAAAGAAGTTAGATAAAACAAATCGTCATTATGGTCAGACCAGAAACCAAGCTGCCGAACTTCAAAGGCAATTGGAGCAGGCGCAGAGAGACATGAAAGAGCAAGGTAAGATTAATGCTGATACCGTTGAGTCTCATCTTAACCAAAGGATTGCTGAAGCGACTAGGAAATTAAAGGAAGCTAAAGAGAATGGAGATATTGACGCTGAAACAGATGCGATTACTGAACTGCAGCGAGCAAATATCACTAAATCTAAATTAGAAGACAATAAATGGAAGCAAAAGCTAAATGACGATGCTGAAGCAGCCGCGATTCAGAATCAACAAGCGCAGCAAAGTGAGACCTCAGAAGAATATGACCCTTATTATCTCAATAAAGAGAACTTCAATGGCTGGCTAGAGCAGAATGACTATTGGTTAAACCCTCAAAGTCCGCAACATAACCCTATGTTATTTGAAGGGGTCGATAGGTTTCTGACCGAATGGAATTCAGCAATTATAGAAAGCGGTCGGGAAGACTATATCGGCTCTGATGAATACAACCAATTGCTGACTCAGCGAGTCAATGAAGCAAATGCTAAGTTAAATGCTCAAAGAAGGAGACAACCACAAATGAAACCAGTACAACGAGCGGGCGCCCCAGTGCGCGGAAGCGGAAGAGCCCCAGTAAGTAATACGCCGCTTAAGTTAGAGCGCCGCGAACATGAAATGTTACAGGGTCTTAGGAATCATGGGTTTAAAGTAAAAACAGAAACCTATCTTGCTAAGAAAGAAGCGTTAGCCAATAAGAGGGGGCCATGGGGATGAGTAAAGTAGCTGAAAAAATGAGAGGCGATAAAGAAGGGCGTGAAACCAGAATGGATGATGCAAGGCGGCTTCGAGAACGAGAAGCTGAATTGGCGCATGTGCCTCATATGGAGTACAGCAGTCCCATTACCAGATTAGGCAACTTAGCCCCTTCTGGTTGGACGTATGCATTCAAGCGTGCTTATATCGGTGAGCGGTATGACGTTTCCAATTGGATGGCTATGGAAGAAGAAGGATGGGAAATGGTGTCAGTTTCAGAACATCCAAAATTAAGGCTCGCTAAAGGGATGGCTGGGAATGAAACATTCCAGGACTGCTTCTTCTATAAAGGAACCGTGCTTTGCAAAATTCCAACGTCTACCTTGAAGGCTATAAAAAATAGCATCAACAAAAAGAACTACGATGAAATGGAAAACTTGAATGCCGTTAAGATAGCGCAAGGGATGAACCCGATTGCTATGAAAGCTGGCCACTTCATGCAGCAAACCAAATGGGGAAGTAGTGATGCAGCTTACGAACAGGCGTTTGATTCAAGTGTCACAGAATGATACAATTGCACGTCAATCTTTATAACACATTACCGCTAACAGTCACTATCCTGTTAGCGGGTCTTTTGTTATGTGATTCGTCCTTGTTCTCCAACAAGCTGGAAGGAGCTACTGTCAGAAAAAAGCAGTAGCTCCTTTTTTATTTGTAAAAATAAATGCTAAAACACTATTGACTTCATTTAATACTATTATAGAATATCAATATAGGTAGACCGTCCCTTTAATCGGTCGGAAGCAATTCCCTAGGCGCTTTGGCCTACTCTAAAGCACAGGCGGACCTCGCCTTAAAGGTCATCAGGTAACTGGGCCATAATCCAGCGGTTTAACTTTATTAATGTTGCTATAGCCCGTTCATGGCACATACTCTATGGAGTATATGTTATGTATGGAATTAACGCGCCGTTAGGGTTAATACCCCAATCAAGTCTTACTGGTGCGACCTGGAATAACCAAACCCGGGCGTACGAAATTAATCCAGCTTATGCAACCGTCATTTCCAAAGGGGACCCTGTTAAGCGTCTTGCCGATGGAACAATTGGCGTTTGGAATCCCGCAACAGATGCGGCAGTTGGAATTTTAGGAATTTTCCAAGCTTGTTTTTATTTAACCAATGCGCCAACAGTCGGTAATGCTGTTTCAGCCCCCTACTGGCCTGGTGTTGCAAACGTTGCAACAGGTGGAAATGGTTTTGCCAATACTCCTCAAGCATTAATAGTGGACGACCCAGAAATCGTCTATAGCGTACAGGTTTCTCAAAGTGGAACTGCTGGTGGTGTTGCTAATCCTATTGTTGCATTGGGTGTCACATTGGCAATGTTCGGATGCAACATTTCGTTCGATAACCGTAATAACGTCCTCGCTCAAAATATGGGCTTCGCGACCGTATTTCCAAGCACGGCGGCTGGAACAAGTTATGTTCCGCCTAATAACCCCGGTCCTGGTACGGCAGCAAACAATTATCAATCTGGTTTTTATGCTGATTTAAATACCATGGTTGGTCCTGGCGGCGGCGCAACCGTTGTTGGAAAAATCGTTGGCTTCGATAAATCTACTTTTGTGGGTCAAGTACCTTATACAAGTGTAGGACCAGTTCAAACAGGCGTCTTCACTAATGCGTTAGTGATTATTAACAATCACGTTTACAAAGGTGGTACCGGAACGATTGCGACCGGAACTGCTAAGACAACTGGACCATAAACTTTTAGGAGAGATGAATCATGGCATTAACAACTACTGGTGATATCCCCTCGCTACTAAAAGCTGGTCTAGCGGCCGTTTTTGGCGAATATCCCAAGTATCAAGCGCAGTGGAGTGAAATATTCTCAACGTATCGTTCTGACAAACAAGTCGAACAAGAAGTTGAAATGCAATACCTACCTGTTGCGAGCTACCGACCTGAAGGCGCGCCTACTGATATTGCTTCCATGCAACAGAAGTATGTGACGACCTATGTCCATAAGTATTTCAGTATAGGTATGATTATCACAAGAATGGCCGTTATGGACAATCTTTATAAGTCATACTTCCCAATGATTGCGCAAGCGATTAACGATGCGTTAGACCAAGCCCGAGAAATTATGGGTGCTTCCATTTTCAACAATGGTTTCAACCCAGCTTTCCCATTAGGCGATGGTCAACCATTCTTCTCGTTACTTCATCCGATTACTGGTGGCGTTGTTGCTAACACCCCTGTAACTCCGGTTGATTTATCGGAAGCATCGATTGAACAAGCATTGATTGCTATCCATCAATTCAAAGACCAAGCCGGATTAACCATCAAGACCAAAGCGGTCAAATTGTTAGTTCCAGCAACGGGTGAATATGTTTCGGATAGGCTTTTAGGCTCACAATTTAGAACGAACACTGACATCAATGATATTTCCGCAATCTTCAATACTAAAGCGGTTCCACAAGGCTACAGAGTTAACCAATTCTTAAGCTTGTTGTTCCCTAACGCTTGGTATCTTTTAACTGATTCACCTAACTCACTCAAATTTTACCGTCGTGAAGACATCGATACCGACGTTTACACAGAACCGCTAACCAATAACTTGATTATTACTGGTACCGAACGATATTCATTCGGGGTCAGTAACTTCAGAGGTGCTTACGGTTCACAAGGTATGTAAGGAGTCTTAAATGGCTGTTCCAGCTTCTAACGTTCTTGTTCCAGGAATGAACTCGCAGACACCTGCGTTAATTGCAGACAAAGTATTGTCTTATTCAGCTTCACCAGGAATCCCGGCTTCGGGACCTGGTGGGGTTGCGACATTTACGACTGTCGCTAATGCGCAAGGGTTTCAAGTTCCTATCTCTGCGGCTCTTGAAATTCAGTCGACAAGCGGTGCTTTTGTAACGCCCCGAATGACGACAGCCCAAAGAGGTGCGTTAGTTGTTGATGAAGGAATGGTCGTATTTGATACTGATTTAGCTGTTTTCTTGTTCTATCAAGGCGGCATGTGGATTCAATTCTCGGTTAACCCACCAGGCGGTAACGTTGTTGGACCAGGCGCTGCTCAAGTTAATGCCATTGCTTTATACGGTAATGGAACTGGAACTCAGTTATTAAACTCCGCTATTTTAATCAATGCGACTGGAACAATTAGTCAAAATCCAGGCGTTGTTAACTCTGAAGTAGTTATTTTAGGCTCAAGCGCAGCTACGGCTGCTGCCCCTTCTTATTCGTTCGAAGGCGATACCAATACTGGTATGTATCGGGCTTCTGCTGAACATATCGGATTTGCTGCAAATGGCATTCAACAATTCCAGGTAACAACCGGAACTGGTAACGGTGCTTATTTAATAGCGACCGGCGGCGCAACAGCAGGATTTTTAACAAGTGGCGGCGTTGCAAACGCAGAAGTTTCTATTTTATTAAACGGAAGCAATCCGGCTTCAAGTGCGTTCGGGGTTCATGGACCTGTTGGAACTGGCTATGCTGGAAACATTCGGTTATATGAAGGTCAAGCAAACGGTGTGAACTATGTTGGCTTCACTGCTCCTGCTGCAATCGGTGCAAACGTTCAATGGACGTTACCTAATGCAGATGGATTAAATGGTCAAGCTTTAGTGACAAACGGTGCTGGAATTCTTTCATTTGCGGCTGTTGCTGGAAATGTAGCGTTTACCGGACCTGCTCCTGTTGCGACCAATGTTGCGAGATACAGTAATAACATTGGAAACTTAATTGAAGCATCTCCTGTGACTATCGATAATGTAACCGGAAAAATTACGATTACTGGCGGAAATGGCGGCGTTATCAATGTTGATAACGGTCAAGCAAGTACTGCTTCTTATGGTTTTGTGGGTGACCCTGATACAGGTATGTGGTCAAGCGCTGCTGGTACATTAGATTTTGATTCCAACGGAACTACACAGTTTAGAATTGGACCATTAGGCGGCGCAGTTAATTTCATGACCGCTTTTGGTGCAACTGGAACTTCCAGTCCAACATTGTCTTCGGTCGCAAGTACTGGTGGTGTCGATATCGGCGTCTCTATCATTACCAAAGGAAATTCTGCCTTAGAAATTCACAGCAATACCGTTGCTGGTGAAATCAGATTTTATGAAACAGGCGGCGTTAATTATGTAGCACTTCAATCTGCTAATGTTTTAGCTGCGAATGTCACTTGGACATTGCCAATTGCTGACGGCACCAATGGTCAAGTATTGTCTACAAATGGCGCAGGCACTTTAGCTTTCTCAAGCGTTATTTCAGCTCCTGGAGTTGTTACTGACCACACAATGTTGGTATTTAATGGCACGGCTGGCGCAGTTTTTGCAAATTCTGGCGTTACTGTCAGTGCTGCTGGAACCATTGCTAATGCAACTGGTAGTGGTACAGGTCAATTTATTCAATCTCCTGGTACGATTGGTGTGCCTTCTTATACTTTTGTAGGCGATACTGATACAGGTATTTCAGCTAATACGGCAGGAACCTTAGATTTCTCCAGCAATGCTTCTAGAGAATTCCAAATTACCCCAACGGCTGCGGCTAACAATTGGTTAAGTGTTACTGGTGCTGTTAATGGAAGCGCTCCTTCCATGTCTGCCAATGGAAATGCAGATGCGGACGTTTCGATTTCATTAATTCCGAAAGGTGCTGGTCAGGTATTAAATATTGATGGAGATGACGCAGCTCCTTCTTATAGCTTTGCAAGCACACTAACGGTTGGTATGTATACCGACGGCACGAGCGTATTATTTGCAGGTGCAGGCGCTACGCAATTTGCTGTTGGCGCAACAGCTGGCGCAGTTGACTACGTAATGGCAGTCGGCGGAAATTCAGGTAAAGCTGGATTCGAAACCACTGGTACGGACGCAGACATTGATATGTTATTCCTTGCAAAAGGAATTGGTGGCTTTGACTATGGTAATGTCACTAACGGCGCTCAATTACAAATCATCGACAGCGGCGCTCCAACAACTGGTTGGATAACAATCAGAGGTTCGGCCACTGGTGCTGCAACGACACCTACGATTGGTGTTGCGGGTTCAGCGACTGATATTGACATCGTTATTGAAACTCAAGGAACTGCGGGATTAGCATTGGCTAATAGCACGGTCGGGGGCACCCTAGCATTGTTAAATGCTGGCGGAACTGCTGCTTGTGCGATTACGATAGACCCTGCGTTTGTTGGTGAACATAACATTCAGTTGCCAAATATTACAGTTCCTGTCGGTGGGCCTTATGTTTTACAAGCAACTCAAGTTGACGCAAGCAATACAACATTAAGCTATGGATTAGTTCCATCCTTAACGCTTGCTTCTACTACAGTTTCATTGACTGCTGCACAAGTTCAAAATCTAGTAGCAACTCCAGTTTCGCTGGTTCCAGCCGCTGGCCCAGGAACAATAATTATTCCATTAGCAATCGTTGTTTCATATACGTTTGTTACGACACCATATGCTGCAACAACTTCTAAATTTATTGTGACGGTAGGTTCAACGATTGTTGATACACCTCATTTAACTGCTAATGGATTTATTACCTTAGGAACCAGTCAAGTAGCAGGACAAGCCCAGTTTATTACAGGCGCTCCATTTGCAACGGCTGGAATTACGAATGCTGATGTTTTCTTAAGCAATGATAATGTTGGCGGAGAATTTGCAGCAGGTGACGGAACATTAAAAGTTACGACAAGTTATCAAATAATTACACTTTAAAAAGATTATTAACAACACTAGGAGCGAAGCATGTCCATTACATTAGCAGAAGTAGAAGCAAAACTTGAGAGCGCGTTCAAACAAGTGACCGAGCATCAAGGTTTGTTATCTGAAAAATTGAAACAAATTGAACAGTTAACGAATGATAAAGGGACGATTTTATCGTTTCTTAATCAGTTAAATGGTTACATCACGGCTTATCAGGATATTAAACGAGTTTTAAGTCCTGCTGCACCAGTTGCACCAGAGGAACCTGTAGCACCTGCTGTAGAGGCGTAATCAAGAAGGAATGTAAATGAAGCCTGTATCTGTATTATGGTTGCCATCAGGTGGAAATACCGCAGCTACAGGCTTAGCATATCGAGACGCTATTGTAACTTCTGCATCTGCTCAAATTCTTGATATAGGACAATCTTTCGTTATCAACGGAACTTTAGCCGTTCCAGGAACGAATACGGGTGCCGTTCAAACAGTTCCGACTTTTGGTGGTGGAATTGCTTTAGTCAATACCACTCAAAACTATGCCTCTCTTATTCCGTTGCGTCAGGCTAGAACAGTCAGTATTCGCTCAGGTGCCGCTGGTAATGTTGGTACTGTCTATATTGTTACTGGCACTTATTTAGGGAATCAAGTTGTAGGACAAGTATTAGGAGCCGCTGCTAGTACGGCTGCTGAATCAACCATTGGTCCAGGTGGGCCTCCCGCTATTTTCGATACTGTTACGAGCATTACGGTAACGACAGTTGATATGGCAGGAAGCGCTAGCGTTGGCCTAGGAACTGTTGGTCAAATCAGCTGGATTCAATACGACCATCACATGATGTATCCCAACCTGTCGGTTGAGGTATTCACTCAATTCCCTGCTGTTCCTGCGGGAAATATCAATTACAGATTCATTAGTACTTTAGATGAAATTAGCGCATCTCCTGTCACCATTGGACCGCCAACCGTTAACCAGAATATTGGATTAATCGTTCAAGATGGCTCAGGCGCTGCCACATATAAAACGATTTTAGACGGTGGCGCAGTTGCTGCAACCACCGTTGAAAGCGGAACGACTTCTAACGCATTTAGATATTACACCATTCAAGTAACTGCTCAAGGTGCTGGGTTCAATGGAACATTGCAAGCAACCTTTGTTCAAGGAGGAATTCGGTAATGGCTAAAGAGGATGGCAAGTGGATTCAAGGTGCGATAAAGCGTCCTGGCGCTCTAAAAGCTAAACTCGGAGTTCCCGAAGGTAAAAAGATTCCAGCTAAAAAATTAGCAAAGGCTGAGCATTCTAAGAATCCGACTTTAAGACGTGAAGCAAATTTAGCCAAGACATTAAAGAGTTTTAACCACAAAAGTGGTGGAAGGGGAAGATAATGCATAAACCAAAATGGTTAGCCGAAGGCTTAAAAGATGAGAAATCCATTGATAGAGAATGGAGACCTTTAGGAAGTAAAGGTCTTCCTGAAGCGCATTTGACATCTGAATTTAAATCTCAGAATTCGGTACCTAAATCTAAAGAAGTCATGGAAAACCTACACGGTCATGAGAAGTAATAAGGGGATGAAATGTTATCAACTTCGGGTGTTTATACCTATAACACGCCAGAAAGTCGGATAATTATCGATAATGCTTATCGACGGATAGGTATTGACCCTGCAAAAATTACTCAGCAACAAGTGATTGCTGCTCAAGAATTCGGGAACATAGCACTTCAGTCTTGGCCTAATCGCGGTATCAATCTGTGGTTAAGACGCACTGCCATGATTACGCTGATTCCATATCAATACATGTATCAATTACCGCTTTATACGAGTTCTGTTCGGGAAGTGACCAGGCGAACCTCTGTAAGGGATGTAACACCTACTGGAATTCCATTTTCAACACCAATTACTGGTGGCGTTGCCGCTAATGCGTTTGACGGCGACCCCGCGACGGCATGTACCCAAACTGCTCCCAATGGGTACATTGGTTATCAATGGCCGATTATTCCATCGTTGGTTCCAATACCATTGCAACCACAGAATACCGGGGCTCAAATTATTACGTTAGTCGGTGTGACCTCACAAGTGAATACTGACTACACACTTTCGTTTCAATATTCTCAGGATGGGATGACTTGGACGACGGCCTTAGCGACCCCAACTCAGGCCTATACCGCTGGTCTTATCCAATGGTTTGAAATCATGATGCCAGCATTTGCATTCTATTTCCAAGCAATAGAAACCGGAGGCGCAACTCTTAACATACAAGAGCTTTATTTTAACAATCAGGTTCGAGACGTTCCATTAACCGGAATTTCTGAATCTGAGTACATGAGATATCCTAATAAGTCATTCCCCAATGCGTCTGCACCTTCTAATTTTTTTGTGGATAGACAGATTAATCCAACGATTTATCTGTATCCAGCACCTAGTTCACAATACAACAATTTGTTTTTCTCCTATCAACAACAAATCCAAGACATGGGACAAATGACCAATTACGTGCAAATTCCAGCAAGATTTATTAACGCATTGACGGCGGAGATTGCCTATTACGTGTCCTTCAAGGAAGCGCCCGATAAAACAGCCATGTTGGAAGCTGATTTAACACGACAAGTTAAATTGGCGCACAACGAAGACCGCGAGCGCGTTCCATTGAAGATGGTTGGTAACTACCAACAAGGGGGCTACTAATGCCATACATGCCGAAGGGTAAGCGATACAAAGTCGATATCAATAATCCATTGGGTTACGGTATTTGCGATAAAACGCAGTTCGTTATGCGTCATTGCGACATGGTTAAACAAATGGAATACATGGGTAATGACCTGCAATGGACTGGCTACATGGTGGGCAAATGGTATGTCGACAAACCAAATCCCTCATTGCGTCCCGTTATTTTAAAGCCCGACCCAGTGCCTTTGATTAATCCAAGGCCGCAACAGAAGCAACCCGATGCGCCGACATCTCAGGTTGGTTATCAAATTTTAAATTCTATTTATTTTGGAGCATAAAAAATGGCAATTCTTCCACAGTTCAGACCTTCTAACATCAACTTGCTATCTGGCGCTAAGATGCCGTCTGCCGTATTGATTGCTGATACTGCTCTTCTCTATACACCATTGGATGCTAGCATTGGTTACGCGCCAGACCCAAATGTTGTTGGAATTCAACTAGCGGAAGGCGTATTACCTCCAACATTAACGCGAGTTGTTAATTACCAAAGACCTGGCGGTCCTGTAAATCCGCAACCACAAGTTGTTAGTGCCGCATTAGAAATTAATTCTAATAAGGGCGCGCTCTTAAATGCGAGAATGACAACCGCGCAGCGTGATGCATTAATTCCAACAAACGGGATGCAGATTTATAACATTAGCACCGATTCTATCGATATATTTATAGGCGGCAATTGGGTCCAATTTACGCAAGGTGGAGGGGATGTTAGCTTTCAGAATCCTCCCCCGGCCGCTGCTGGCAACATTACCGTTTTTCCAGTCCTAGGAAATGGTCTTATAATCGCAGATGGTTTGGTAAATATTGTTGATGTTGGCGGCGCTTTGACAGCTAACGTTAATCCAGTCGCAGGTCTTCAATTAAGCAACGTCAGTATTATAGAGTTTGTTACTTCTACAAATACGGCGAATGATTGCGCTCTAGCGATTGAAAGAGCTGATACGGCTGATACTGTTTATCTTGCACGAATATATAGAGATGACCTTGGCAGTGGCGAAGGCAGAACCCCTGTCGCAAATATGGTATTTAGCAATAATGCGTTTGGCGTTTCTCCCACTAGTCCTAGCGCTATTTTAGAAATACAGTCGACAGAAAGCACGTTCTTAAATGCCAGAATGACCACTGCGCAAATGAATGCTATAGCTGCGCCTGCTGACGGAATGCAAGTTTATGTCACAGATGTTACTCCTGGGCTATATGCAAGAATTTCTGGAGCGTGGGTTCAATTAGGTAGTAGTGGGCCAGTAACTGGAATAACTGGTATCGATAAACCATTAATTCAAACCATATTTGTTGGTATTGGTTCCGGAAACAATTCGAGCACCGTCAATGGTAATGTAGGTCTAGGAAATTTAGCGTTATCTAATTTAACGACTGGTGGAAATAACGTTGCTCTTGGTGCAAACGCATTAAGGACAGTGACTACAGGCGGAAATAATATTGCGATAGGAAATGCAGCTCTTTTAAATAACACTGCAAATCAAAATGTTGCTATCGGTAATGTAGCACTTTTAAGTAATACGACTGGTAGCAATAATACTGGAGTTGGATTCCAAGTTATGGCTTCAATTACAACAGGTCATGATAATAGCGCCTTCGGTTCAGGGGCTTTACAAAGCTTAAGTACTGGAAGTAATGCTTGTGCATTTGGTTCACTTGCATTAAATGTAACTCTTCAATCTAATAGTTGCGCATTCGGCACTGAAGCAATGAGATATAACTTAGTGGCGGCTAATAGTTGTGCGTTTGGATATCAAGCTTTGTTATCTCAAAATGTCCTTACTGGTGGTCATCAGTGTTCTGCATTTGGATTCCAAGCTCTCTTATTAAACGCCGGAGCCATTGATAACAGTGCGTTTGGATATCAAGCTCTTTCACAAACAACTTCTGGTAGTCAAAATTGTGTATTCGGTTCTAGGGCTGGAAATAACATAACCACAGGAAGCGGTAATAACGTTTTTGGCTATGCGGCAACAGGCGGAAATCCAACAAGCGCAACAGGAAGTAGGAATCAAGCATTTGGAGCTAACGCTCTCGGTAATTTAACAGCCGGTAACGATAATATTGCATTTGGCGATTCTTCGCTTGTTACCATATCAACAAATAATAGAATAATATCCATCGGTACTAACGCGATGCAAAACGCCACAGGTAGTGACGATACAATTGCGATTGGTTATCAAGCATTGCAAAATCAAACATCTGGATTTAATAATCTTGCAATTGGTAGTAATGCGCTTCAAAACAATACAACAGGTATATTTAACGTTGCTATTGGCGTAGGAACATTAGGTGCTAACGTTTCTGGTCAATCCAATATAGCTATCGGTCAGAACGTATTAACAAATAACACTGCGGGCCATAACGTTGGTATTGGCGCGAGTGCTTTGGAAAACAACACGACAGGAGCTGCTAACGTTGCTATCGGATTTTCAGCATTGGCGGGCACAATATCCGGAAATTCCAATATCGCCATTGGCGATACGGTTTTAGCGCTTAATACGACCGGAGGTCAAAATATTGGTATCGGTGTGGATTCATTAGCTAGTACCACAGGTTCCGATAATATTGGTATCGGATTTGCAGCGCTCAATGTTAATACTGCTGGAAATCAAAATATTGGTTTAGGTAGTTTTGCATTATTCTTCTTGGCTGCTGGCGATAACAACGTTTCATTGGGCTATCGCTCAATGAATAACCTCGCTAACGGTAGTAATAATCTAGGGCTCGGAAATCTGTCATTAGAAAATGTGACTTCTGGTTCTGACAATATAGGAATCGGTTTTGAATCATTACAAGCATTAACCAGCGGTAATCATAACGTTTCATTAGGCGATGGCGCTTTAGCAGCTCTAACGAGCGGTGATAATAACGTCGCTCTTGGTTATCAAGCATTAGCAACCATTGGCACAGGTGATAATAACTTCGCTCTTGGTTATCAAGCTTTATTGTCTTTAACTTCTGGAAATACTGGAAATGGCGCGCTAGGGTATCAAGCGTTAATGTCTTTAGCGACTGGGTTCAATAATGCTGCTATTGGTAATGCTTTAGTCTTAATTACTGGCGGAAGTAGAAACTTAGCGATTGGACAGGGCGCTATTAGTGGTTCGACTGGAACGCTGAATGACAACTTAGCAATTGGTGTTAATGCGTTAAACGTCAGCTCGGCTGATAGGAACTTAGCGATTGGTCCAAGAGCGATGGATATCTGGGGAACTGGGGGTGATAACGTTTGTATCGGAGCTAGTGTTGCTATCAATACAACCAGCGGAAATAAGAGTATTATCATCGGGTCCCAATCGGCACCGTCATTACCGACATCGGTTGGTAACGTAATTATTGGTGAAGGTGCTGCCTCCACTCCAACGACAACGCTAGATAATTGTACTCTGATAGGAAATGGCGCTGACTGCAGTGATAACTTATCATTGGCAACAGCTATTGGCGCTGGGGCAATTGTAACGGCAAGCAATTCAATTGTCTTGGGAACTACTGAAAACGTTGGTATTGGAACAAGTTCTCCCGCCGCTTCGTTACATGTCGTTGGCGGCCAAATAATTAATCAAACCACTGTCACAACGACATATTCAGTCTTAAATACTGATTACGTTGTGCTATGTGATTCCACGGGAGCAGCATTCTCGGTGACGTTACCCGCTGCTGCAACTGCAACAGCAGGCCAAGTATTCACCGTTAAAGATAAGGGTGGCGCAGGTAGTACTAATAACATTACGATTGCGACTTCTGGCGGAAATATAGATGCATTTGCAACGGCGGTTATAAACACTAATTACGGCTCGCTAAGTTTCATTAGTGACGGCACTAATTACTTTATTATTTAAGGGGATTTGAATGTCATACTCAGGAATAGGATTGCCTTTAACAATTCCGAATAGTCATATTCATCCGCCCAATAACTATACAGTGCTGGTGACGGACGTCATTGTCGGGTTAATTACGGTGACAAATTGGATTATCACGCTGCCAGATAGCGTTAGTGGTCCACTGCCAGGTGTTGCTCAAACTTTCGTCATTAAGGATTACACGGGATATTGTTCGCCAACTAATAATATAACTATTAGTACTCTAAATGGCGCATTAATAGATGGATTAACGAGCTATGTGATTGATAACGCATGGAGTTCGGTTTCATTATTCTTTGATGGAACCAACTATTTTAGTTACTAGGAGACAACATGAGCAATATAGTTCCTTCAACATATACCATGACAGCGCTGAACGTTGATTTAACACAGCCTGTAAGTACCAATTTTTTACTGGGAACAACCAGATTTAATGAAACATTTATTGCGATAGGCTGCACAATTGAAATAACGAGTCTTGGCAGTACTGGAACACTTCCAAGCATTAGCCTTGGAACAGTAGCAGGTAGTTATACTGATGTGGCTGCAGCTCAACCATTGACAGGCCCTGTCGGACCTATTACGCCGGGCGCTCCCCCTTATCAGGTTACCGGAATTAACACCAATGGTTCGCCAAATTTTGTATCTATCCAAGCTCAAACAGCTATTTATTTGCAGATATCATTGTTATCAACGGTAACGCCTTGCACGGCTAATATCACTTTATTGGGCATTTCATATAACACGGTTTAAGGGGAAATATTATGTCTTATGAATTAACAGGTGCTGGTGGAATTGCAAAAACAGGAAATTTCGCTGTTGATTTCATCTTTACCGCTGGTACGACGCTCACTTTCCCAACCAGCGGAACTTTAGCGACAACTGATTCATCTTCTAACTTGAAGGTAACGCTGGTTCCGTCTCCTTCTTACAACGTTCAATTAAATGATTGCATCGTTGGATGTGAAGTAAGTTCTACGCCAGCAACACCATTTGACGTGGTATTGCCGTCGGCAGCGCCGAGTGGTCAGGTAATGTATATCAAAGACTACACAGGTCAATCTGCCGTTAATCAAATAAACGTTACAGCGGGCTCTTCCAAGATTGATGGAAATCCTTCTGGTGCAATTATCTTTACTGCTTATGCGTGCCAGGGATATTTCAGTGATGGAACAGATTGGTTTACTTTATAGAGAATTTAAATGTTTACAACATACGCCTCATTAATCACGCAAACGCAAGCAACCTTAGATAGAAATGACGCTTCTACTGTTGCGCAAATTCCTTACTTTATCTATCAAGCTGAAGTAAAGATGTGCGAGATGATAAAGACGTTAGGTGTTGAAGATTATGTAGTTGGCGCATTTACGCCAAACGTAGATGTTTATCCGTATCCTGCTCGCCTTCGGCGCGTCATCAACATTAACTACGGCACACCACCCGGAATTAATAATAACACCAGAAACCAATTACAAGAGCGTAGTTATGAATATTGCCGTATGTATAGTCCAGATTCTAATACTCCCGGATTACCTCAATTCTATGCCGATTATGGATATTACAATTTCCTGGTTGTCCCAACGCCAACTATTGCTTATCCATTTGAAATTGCTTATATGGGGCTTCCAGAGCCTTTAACCGCTATGAATCAAACAAACTGGTTTACCAATTATGCGTCGAACGCGTTGTTTTATGCGACGATTATTGAGGGGCTTAATTATTTGAAAGATTATGAACAAATCCCCGCATGGGAAGAAAAGTTTAAAGAAGCTTCAGCTATTTTACAAAATACCGATGAGATGCGTAAGAAAGACCGAGGTGTTAATAGGGACGCAGACTAATGGCCGATTTAATAGCAATGAAAGGCTATGCCATCAAGATGGCTCCCGGAATTCTTCGGGACGGTACTCGATTTGCTAAACCTAACTGGATTGATGGTCAATGGTGTCGTTTTTATCGAGGTCTTCCTCAGAAAATGGGAGGCTATAAGCAAATCCCAGACCCATTCGATACAACTTTTCCTAATCAAATTCCACGCGGTTTATTCGTGCTTCCGCAATCACCTAATTTCGATGTGTATGTAGGAGACCAGGATAGTGTAGGGTTTATCCCAATTGACTTCTTTGGTAATCCCGTTGGCGGCTATGTCGACAGAACGCCTGTGGCACCTCCATTTGCGGCTAACCCGGCTAATCAATGGCAATTTGATATTATGTTCTCAGGCGTGACAGACGCAGGTGGCACTAGCGTTATTATCGCTTTTGCGGCTCCGAATTTACTGTCAATTGACAATCCAGACAAGAGACCTATTTATTATGGGCCAGCTTATAATTTTATACCAGCTGAGCAACGTCTTATTGAAACCGGATTTTCAGTAGCGGGCGGCATTGTTGTTTTGCATCCTTACCTATTTATGCTAGATGACGCAGGATTAGTTATTATTTCTATGCCATCAAACCCAACCGTGGAGCTAGATTCATTTAGAATTGCGCCTTATAAGCTTTTAGCGGGCCGTCCTGTTCGGGGTGGTAATACCTCTCCTGCCGGACTTATTTGGAGTACGGATAGATTAATCCGAGTCACACAAAAAGGTTTAACCTTTGAAACCCCTGAATGGAATTTCGACACCATTAGTACAGGCATTAGCACTATGTCGAGCACATGTATGGTTGAATATGATAATGATTATTATTGGATGGGGATTGATAGGTTCTTTTTTTACAACGGCGTTGTTCTAGAATTGCCCAATGATATGAATCGTAATTACATATTCGACAACCTTAATTATAATCAGCGACAAAAGGTGTGGGCGACTAAGGATACTGAATGGGGTGAAGTATGGTGGTTTTATCCGTCTGGTAATAATTTAGAGTGTGATTCCGCTGTTATCTATAACGTACGAGAAAAAACGTGGTACGACACAAAGCTAAATCGTTCTTGCGGATATTATAGTACCGTTTTTGCCCAACCGATTTGGGCTGATAATCAAATAAACGTCGCTAATGTTTATCCGCTTTGGTTGCAAGATGAAGGAAATAATCAGGTCAGTTTTGATGCAGCAGGACATCCTGTGGTAACTGCTATTAATTCATTTGTTACTACAGGCCCAATGTCCTGGATTGGCGTAGGTCCAGACCAACAACGTCGTGGCATGGATAGATGGATTTCTTACTATAGATTTGAGCCTGACTTCGTGCAGATTGGCAACATGACGATGACGATTACGTTTAATGATTATGCCGCGTCGCCAGTTCCAACTTATACGATATCAGGTCCTTATACTTTCGCACCCACGACAGTCAAAATTGATATCGATAATCCAAGACAAGGTAGACAGTCAACTATTACTTTTACAAGCAATGTTATTGATGGCTACTTCGAAATGGGTGAGCCAATTCTTATTGTAACAGTCGGCGATGGTCGACAATCAGTTCCGGGGGCTTAATATGGTCATTCCAATCGCAATAGATATGAAAACTTGGTGGAGTTCATTGGCTATTGACTTCCCAAATGATAATATTCCTGTATTGAATGACAAAAGAGATTGGAAAGTTACTGGTAACTTTTTAGTGCAGGAAAATAGCTTTGCAATCCAAGGTGCCCCGTCCACTTTTGCTTTCAATGACTTCGAGCCTTGGGCTATGGAAGTTTTTTTAACGATGAATAATTTCTAAGGGGAAATTCTATGCTATCAGCACTCTCTCAGCTCGCTCCACTGGCAATCGACTTATTACCACAACGCGGTTATTCGCATGGTGGTCATCATCCTCATCATCCGATGCATAATGGGGGCCATTATATGCATGGCGGCTATTCGCACGGTGGGTACGCTGAAGGCGGCCATATTCCGGGACATTATATGGATGGCGGCTATGAAGATGGCGGAATGGGCGCAGTCCCTCAAGAAGGCTCCCCAAATGGCGGAACAACTGAATACGTACAACATGAGCCTAATATGAACGCTCCAATGGCGCCTTATGCCCATGGTGGATACGCTCATGGTGGTCATTATATGTACGGCGGTCATCACCCAATGCATGGTGGTGGTCATTATATGGATGGAGGTTATACCGAAGGTGGCCCTATTCATCACAGTACCTACGCGGGCGGTGGTCATGCTAGAAGCCATCACCAAGCGCATCATTTGCATCACTATGGATTTGGCGGCGCGTTGAAGAGCGCTTATAACGCTGCTAAGCCTGGGTTATCCCAAATGGTTAACAAAGGAGTAAATTATGCGGCTAAACAAGCTGGTAATGCGGCTCAAGGATATGCAACTAAGCATCTTGGAGCAGAAACAGGTCAAATGGTTGGAAATGCTGCACGACAAGGCGTTCAAGGCGCAGGACAACACATGCAAAACCGCGCTGGATTGTCTCGTCCCGCAGGTGCACCTCCAGCTCCTCCTGCACAAATTAATGTGCCACAACAACAGCAACCACAGCAGCAAGCAGCTCCTCAACAACAAGAGGAATATAACGCCATGAATGAATTGCCATTCGCGAACGAAAGACGTGGCGGCTATATGCATCACAGAGCAGGCGGTGGAGCACTTTACCCTTATCAACGATAAGGGTTCCACGTGGAACAGGGGTAACTAATGAACAGAGCACTAAAACAAGCGGCAGAGAAAGTTAGAAAGCAAGGTCAGCGTGGCGATAAGATATTAGCCCATATCAACCCTGCTGAAGCTAGCTACTTAAAAAAACATTTCGGCGGGGATAAGAATCCAAAGACCGGACTGCCGCAGTATGGGTTAAAGAAATTCTTCAAGAAATTTACCCCCGCTGGCTTTATGAGTGACAGTAAAAATAGAAAGAAAGTCATGAGTATTGCGGCTCCAATCATTGGCAATATGATTTTGCCGGGTGCCGGGGCCGTTATCGGGGGGGCTATCGGGGGTGCCGCGAGCGCCAAGAAAGACGCGAACGGAAAGCGAAATTATGGAAAAGGCGCTTTAAGAGGCGGCTTAACCGGAGCATTAATGGGGTATGCAATGCCTCAAATTGGTGGCGCACTTGGTGTAGGCCAGGGCGGAACGGCTGGAAGAGCATTTGGTATGGGTTCTCCCAGCTTTATGAACAATCTAGGGCTTCCTAACATGTTTGGCGGTGCTGCTGCCGCGGGCGCAGGCGGTGGGGGCGGTGGATTCTTATCTAACCTTTTCGGAGGAGGCGCTGGCGCTGCTGCCGAAGGGGCTACAGGTGGGGGCGGTCTCTTAGGGGGAGGCGGCTTGGGTAATCTTTTATCACTAGGTGCTTTAGGAACTATGATACAGGGTGTTCGAAAAGGCAAAAGTACTATTCCGAAATATGAAGGGCCGACTGCTGCTGAAACAATGCGCCAGCATGGTTTAACGCCTCCTCAAATTGTTCCTTATACACAACCAAGGCCTTATACCAGACGAGATAGACCACCTTCTCAGATATTTACGCCTGAAATAATTGAACCAGATTATTTTGAACCGATTCCGTTTCCTGGACAGTACGCCTATGGTGGCGAAGTAGATTACGCAGGCGCTCAAAACTACATTCATGCGCCAACGCCCTATGCAGATGGCGGTTATGTTAATGATGGTTATTTCCATGGCGCATCTGGTGGGCAACAGGATAATCGTAAAACCAAGATGAAAGAAGGCTCTTATGTAATGGATGCAACCACGCTTAGCCTTTATGGTGATGGAAATTCAGAGGCCGGGAAAGAACGTTCCGCTGAATTGATGGAAAAGTTTATTAAAGCTGCTCATGACCATGGGTATGAAGCGCCTAAGAAAGTGAAAATGTTGCCCGCAATGGTTTCAGATGGTGAATCAATTTGGCCGCCTGAAGCGGTTTGGGGCGCTGGAATGCTCGTGGAAGGCGACCCAAGTCAGGGAGTCAAAGTGCTCAATAGATTCCGAAACAAGCTTCGAAAACAAAAAGGCGTTAAGTCGTTCCTGCCGCCTAAGTCAAAACATCCTAAATATTATTTGGAGGCAAAATAATGGCCGCTAATGGACAAGCAGTTGCCCAGCAAATCGCAGGACAAGCGCCCCCTTCCATTCAGGAATTGGATAATTTAATCCGCGCTAGGGCTCAACAGCTCGCTCAGCAACGACAACCTGTGTATGGCGGCGCTGAACTTCGCGTTGCGCCATTACCTCCCGGTATTCAGAGAGCGCAGCAATTAGCGGGACAAGTAGGTGCGGCGGAACCTTTAGTGCAAGAAGCAAGACGATTACCATTTAGAAATTTTCCCCAAGCGCATCAGGAATACATGAACCCTTATGTGCAACAAGTGGTTCGTAGAGGCGCCGAGGAAGGAAATGAAAATCTTGCTAGAAATATTTTACCCGCATTAGATGCTAAGTTTTCACGGTTGGGACAATTTGGCAGTACGAGACATCAAAAAATTGCGGCACAAGCGGGAAGAGACATTCAGCGAGATATTTCTGCGAACCAGCAAAAAGCTTTATTGACCGGATATCATCACGCGGGAGAACTTTTTAACAGGGACCAAATGGCTAATCTCGAAAGAGGAAATATGTTAGCGAGATTGGGTGCTGTTTCTCAATCAGGCCGTCAAGCTGATATTGGCGGCTTAGCAAAAATGGGTGACTACGAACGTCAGCATGAACAACAAATGCGCGATGTTCAGTATCAAAATTGGTTAAGACAGCACTCTTACGACTGGGATGTTTTATCCAAATGGATAGCGGCAAATCAAAACATTCCCTACCCAACCACTAATACTAATGTGGAAGTGGCTCCTCAGCAGCCTATTCTCAATTCTGCAGGAAGCGCGGGCGTTATCGCTGGTAATGTATTGCCCACATTATTGCAGCAACAAGCGGCAAATAGACAAAGACTCTTAAATGGATGGATGTAATGTTTACAACAATTAGTCCAGCAATGAATCGATACATGGCCACCCAGCAGGCGATACAGCCTCAAGGACAAGATGCCATTGGTCAAGGTGCCGCTCGTGGAATTGATGCAGCTAGAACCTCATTAAGTATGACGCCCAATATTAGTCGGCCGTCCGCAATGGCGAGAGCTATTGGTGGTGGTGCAGCAGCATTTAAAGCGCCTCAACCAGGAACAGGACAAGCAGGCATGTTGAATTCCATTGCGCAAGCGATGGGGCCTGCCATGCAGGAATATTATCGAGAAATGGATACGCGAAATGCGCTCGAGATGCAGATGGCTGAAGCCCAACAAAAACAACAAAATGAGATGATGGATAGGGATTATAGGCAGCAAGTATTGGGAGAAACATCTAGACATCACAGAGCGATGGAGCATTACCACGAAAGCAGAAATCCAGTCGTTCTCGAGAGTCCAAGACGCGCTCAGTTAATGCAGGCCGGGATATTACCTGCTAATGCCGGGCTGTTATTTGAAGAAATGAAATCAGACGAGAGAAAAATTAGACAAAAAGAACTTTCAGAAAGAAAAAATAGATATATTCCCGCCGAAGAGAATATTAATAATTTTAAACAAGCTGACGTTATATTTAAAGAGCACCCAAATCTTTGGAGAAATCCTCAGGTAATATTAGCAGCTGCCGAAAAACCAGGGCTTGCAAATCAATTTTTTAGCTCATTTTCTGCGAAAGACAAGGCCGCTGCTCAAAAATTAAGCAAATTAATGGGCGATATTGCTTTAAATGAAATAAAGAAATTCCCAGGCGTAAAGACAGACTTAGTTAAGAAAACGATTATGAAAACTTTGGCCGATGGATTTACAACACCAGAAGCATGGGAATTAATTCGTGATAAAAACATTAAGAAAAATGAAAGAACGTTGATTGATTCCAAAATGGCGCATGAAGCGTGGAATAATAGATACGATATACCGGAATATTTGGGAGAAAATGAAACAGAAAATGAGTCTGCAATAGACGCTGCACCATCTGCAAATGATTTTTCTAATTTAAGCACTGAAGACCTTCTCCGAATGAGAGCAGAGGCAATGAATGGCGGTTAATCGATTATCGTTAATAGATGAAGAATTGAAACGCAGAGGTATCGCTGTGGCAGCCGATAATCCTCGTGTTAATTTAATTGATGAAGAGCTTAAGACAAGAGGTGTTGATGTCAATAAGACGTCCGCAGCACCATCTATGTCAAGATTAATCGGAGAACAATTAACGCAAGGAACATTATCGTTAGCAGATTTAATGAATGCGTTAGGCCGCTCTCATCCAGCTACAATGACAATGCCAGAAGAAGAACTTTCAGCTATTCAGGGCATTCAGAAAACACCTTCCGCAGCATTTGAGCAATACGGGCCTGACATTAATACTCAACCTTTAAATACGCCTGGAAAGCGAATAGCAGGACATGCGTTAAGAGCTATTCCATCTGGGGTTTTAGCTGGGGTTCCTGGCGTTTTAATGGGAGCTGGAGCAGGCGCGGCAAGTGGCTTAATGCAAGAAGCCGGTATGAATCCTTTATTGGCTGAAGTCGCCTCTATTCCGTTTGCGGCTGGCGCATCAAGAATTCCAGGAATGTTAGCCGCTAAATCAATATCTCCGCTTTCAGGTGCAGAGCGAAAAGTGGGTAGAATATTAGAGAAATTTGCAGGAGAAGAAAATATTCCGCAAGTGTTGAAAAACATTGAGAATGCGCCTTTATATAAAACTGGATATGTTCCGTCAACATCAGAAATTGCTGAAAATCCGGGTTTGGCATCTTTGGCGAGAGCGCAATATGAAGTGCCTGGCTCTGGGTTACCTCAGCATGCTGCGGAACAAGCTGGAAAAATAGAGGCATCTTTAAAAGATTTATCTAAGGGAAATATAAGCGACACGCAAGAACATGTTGCGAAAAATTTAAACAAATTAAATACCAGAACTAATCAGGCGCTTGAATCTATTGGAAAGCAAGCAACAGGAGAAGAATCGGGCGAAGCGATTCAACAATCTTTATTAAAAGAACTTAGCGGCAGGAAATCTGTCAGAAGCTCTGAAACTAAACCACTTTATGAAAAGCTTTATGAAATACAAACGGGTATTCCTACCCCTAATGCTAATTCATTTTTATCAAAAGAATTGAAAACCGCTAAGGGTAATCAAAGGAAAGCATTGGAAGAGGCGGAAAAATTAATTCAACCAAATAAAGGTGAAGGATTAGAGCTTTCGCAATCATTTTTGAATGCACATCCTGAGTTTGCTTTTAAAAATAATGCAAGTCCAGCAGAACTTAAGGAAGCTTTAACAGAGATATCTGAAAGAATTACTGCCGCAAATAGAATTGGTCATACGCAAACTGCCGCCAGACTTAGAGGATTAAAGAAAAATCTATTAGAAGACTTAAACCAAGTTCCAGAAGAAATGGCGGCTAGAACAAAATATGCTGAATTATCTGAGCCAGTTAATGCAATTCAAAAGCATCCTGTTATGGGTAAAATTGTTAAAAAAGAACCTACAGAATATATGTCAAAGAAATTAATTATGTCTGAGTCTAGGGTTCCGGAGCAGTTTTTGAAGAAAAGCGAAGGTTCAATTGATGATGCTAAAGCGTTTCTGAAAGAAGTTGGTCATGACAAAGAAATGCTAGAAGTTGTTAAAAATGATTTAAATCGTCGCGCATCGCTGAGTATTCTTAACAAAGAAACAGGTCGCGTTGAACCTAGAAAGGTAGAAAGTTTTATCAACAATCATCCAGCAATAGCGGTCTTATATCCTGAATTAGCAACTATAAAGTTAAAAAATATACAGAATGCTCAATCCATGGCTAATCGTTATTTTAGAGATGCTGAAAAGATAGCTTCTACTCTCAGGAAAGATGAATTGGGTAAATATGTTCCTGGCCCAGCTCAAGGGCTTGCGCCAAAAATATATAATGCAAAATCTCAAGAAAATATATCCTACCTTTTAAAATCGATTGGTGATGATATCCCAGCTAAAGAAGGTTTAAGGGAAATGACAATAGACCATATGCTAAAAAGTATTTCTAATGCAGGGGCTGAAGGAAAAGGGAGCGTTTTATCTCATGCAAAAATGAATAGATTTATGACGATGCATAGAAAATCATTAAAGCCTCTTTTTGAGCCGGAACAATTGGCTTTAGTGGATGAAGTGTCTAACATATTAAAAGGGCAGAACTATTATAAGACATCAGGCGCAAGCATGGGTTCTCCTACTGCTGCAAGAAAAATTATAGATGAGGAAATTGGCAAAGGAATTACCATTGGTCCTGAAAAATTTAAGAAGTTTATTAATTTCTTTCATAATATGGGAGCGGAAAAAACAAAAGACATTTTACATAAATCTTTAATAGACTCAAAAATAGCTAAAAAGATATTAGAGGGTAATTTTAAAGGTCAGTCAGGTTTTGAAAAATATTTGCAGGACGTTAGCAGAATGAGCGTTCCTTTGGTAAAATATAAATCTAAAGGGGAAGAAGAATGACCACGTACGCTTCAGTTTTCGGAAACGCACTTCTACCTCCGGTCTACAACAATTTCAATTCTATTACGTTCGCGGCAAACGTTCAGCTCGCCTGGTCAACACAATTCCAGAATGGCCCTAACGTTGTTAGCACTATCATGAACTTCAACGCCACAGGCGCTGGATTGACTGTTACTTTACCGGATGCCACGCAGACCTCGGTGGGAGCTCAATTTTATGCGAATAATATCGGAGGGAATGCTTTTAATCTTCTTTATTTTGGTGGCGGCGTATTAGCAACGATTGCGCCAGGAACTTACAGTATATTTTATCTCGCTGATAATTCTACTCAGAACGGTACATGGTTTAGAATTCAAGGGGGAGGTGGATTTTCTGCTGTTACTAGCGTTAATGCTACCACCACTAATACAAATACTGATGAAAATTTATTAATAACTGGTACTCCGGGCTTACCTATTACTGGCGTTGGAACTATTAATTTTGAATTCATCGGAGATTTAGCGCAATTAATTAATTTTGGCGCAGGAACTGGAATTGCGGTTAGAACTTCGGCTGCTCCAATCTGGGCGTTAAGACAAATTTTACCATTCCCGGGACAAACGGTTCCCGTTAACGGTAATGGTGTTGCTGGCGATATACAGATTCAATTGGCAAACAATATTACGGGTATCAATAGTATTCAGGCTGGAAATCTTCAATTAGGGCCCGCCAATACACTTTCTGCTTTTGTGGGGGACGTGATAACGCTAGTGCCTCAGACCGTTACTAATACTAATTTCCCATTTGTTTTATTAGGTCCTAATGGGTTAATACGATTCAATAATAATGCAAATACTCACTTTGTTAGCATTCAAGGCCCAACCGTTATTCCTGGTGCTGTCGATATTCCATTGCGTTTACCAGAAACTGCTCCAGCGGATGGTCAGGCGCTTTATAACATTACGGGCGGTCAATTAGGATGGGCTAACTTCTCGTCAACCGCAGGTGCAACTGTGGCGGGAACATTGCCTGTTTATGTGAATAATGCAGGCGGTCTTGGAGATACGGGGATCGCCGTTTCGGCATTTAATGATGTTACGGGTGTGACTTCCATGGTAGTCGGGAATCTTCAGCTTGCATTAGCTGGGCCTGCCACTATTTCAACTGGCGCTACCGCTATTTCTATATCTCCAGGAGGACTTCAAAACACTATCATCAATAGCACATTGAACGTTGCATCAGGAAATTCGTTAGTTCTATCAAATGCGCTCAATACAGGAAGCGGTGGATTTACGGCGACAACAACGCCTGGCGGTACTAATAATCTTTGGCAACTTCCATTAGCTTTAGGTGTCGCTAAGAGCTTTCTAACGACTAGCGTTGCGGGAACCAGCGTTTTAACTTTTGCATCTTTAGTTACTACCGACAACGTACCTAAAGCTTATGCCTCAGTGGCCGCAGGCGGTTCTGGCGGCGCGCCTGCTGGTTCAATTAATGTGACTTCCGTAGCTGCGGGTGGTGCTGGTCTTTATACGGTCACACTAACCAACGCAATGGCTAACACCACCTATACATTTTCAGGAGTAGTTTCAGGTGCAAATAATGGATATGTCTCAAACTTTACGGTGATATCGGCGACGCAGTTCACCTACAATACCTATATCGTGAATCCAGTGGGGCCAACTGTTACTGCCGCTAACGCGCCAGTCACCTTCCAGGTGTTTGGCCAGTTTGCGACCTAAAGTATTGATTAATGGCATCTTGAAAGCAGCGCTCTAGAAAACCTCTCGCTTCCTCATATATGCTATCATCATAACTTATTCCCATTTCTTTCATGTTAAAGAGTCTCGCCGTAATGGTAGAGTCAATTATGTCATTCACCTTATTTTTAACCAAAAGCTCTTGAACATTAACGATTTTGGACAGAGCATCCTCGCAATTACACGACTCAATGGGGCAGGCAGCCATATTTCTTGTTCCAATAGTTGACATTCGGTCTGTCCTATTATAAATTATAGCAATACAGAATTAAAGGACATTTAATGATTTCAAAGGAGAAACCAAAAGCAAAGAATATCTTTATTCTTATTTTGCAGGAAAATTATATCAAACTACAACGGCTTGCGAGAAAGGATTATAGGAAGGTAGCCACATATATTAAAAAGTTGATTTTTATCAATAACATGGCTGGCTCGCCTAAAGTGCTCACCAAGCAGGAGATACTAAAAAACAACAATCGGTTTAAGAAGAATAGGCAATATTGCCGAAAAACGAGGACTTATAATGCGATTGAATATAGAAGAATTTTCATTTCTTTAGAGGGAGAAGATTATAAAGAATTACTGGAGATTGCCAAGCAAAACAAAATGAAAGTAACTACCTATGTCAGGTTGTTGGTCTTATGTTATATCGATGAATATGAAGAAAAAAGTTCTCCCGGAAAGGCGCGAGAGACAAAGCTAGGAAGCACTGATATTTTATCAGAAACTGGTTAAAATTTAAAGATAGGAAGCGAAAATGGAGTCACAAGCAAAACTGATTGAAGAGCTTGATATTAATGAATATCATCAAATGCCAGGAATTAGCGCAACAGGTATAAATCTGATTTTAGATTGCCCTAAGCGCTATTGGCATGAATACATGAATCCACTGAGACAAGGAAAGGATTCAGCCGCCTATATGCTCGGAAGAGCGGTTCACATGCTGATTTTAGAGACCGATAAGTTTCACGAAAAGTTTTATTGTATGGATGAAAAAGTTAATCTCACCACTAAAGTAGGTAAAGAAGTTTACGAGAATGCTAAACATATAGCAAACAGGCGTGAAATATTAAGACTTGATGATGTTATTTCGGTAAAAGAAATTGCAACTTCAGTACTTAATCATTCTGTTTGGAAGCGTGTTGGCCTCGGAAAAGTGGAACATTCTTTATTTTTTGAGGGTGGTACTTATACGACACCTCTTAAATCAAGGCCTGATTTTTATACTGATAAGATTATTATCGACGTAAAAACCACAGACTCAATCCCCGGTTTTATGCGTTCTATTTATAGTTATGGCTATCATCGACAAGCGGCTATGCAAGTAGATGCGCTCTTTAAATTAGATGGTAAAGCGCGTAATTTCTCATTTTTAGCTGTTGAAAAGAAAGCGCCTTATCTTTGTTCTTGGGTTTCTTTAGACGAAGCATCAATTGATAAGGGTCGTGAAGACTATTTACATGGCGCTGATTTGTATTCAGAATGCCTATTAAATGATGAATGGCCAGGTTATGGGGGTAGTGAAGAGCTTTGTATACAAGCATCGTTGCCAAAGTGGATACAAAATGGGGAGAACTATTGATGTTAAACGACAAAGCAATTGAACAAGTGGTTATGCAAGGAGATTTATCTAAATTAACTTCTGAACAAAAGGTATTTTACCATAAAGCAGTTTGTGATTCTTTGGGATTAAATCCATTGACGAAGCCATTTGAGTATATAACGCTCAATGGAAAACTAACACTCTACGCAAAGAAAGATTGTACAGACCAATTACGAAAGATACATGGTATTAATATTGAGATTGTATCAAGAGAAATTATCGATGACCTTTATATTGTAACCGCTAAAGCTACTTATAAGGATGGTCGATTTGACGAAGCCACTGGCGCTGTCACTATTTCTGGATTGAAAGGTGAACAAAAAGCAAATGCGACCATGAAGGCAGAGTCTAAGGCCAAGCGCCGAGTGACGCTTTCAATCTGTGGATTAGGTATCTTGGATGAATCTGATGTTCAGAGTGTGCAGTCGCGACAACCGTCTGAAGAAGCTTTTATCGATGTTTTAGACGAAGGTCATATCAAGGTATTACGAGAGCTTATCGCTGATGCTGGTACTACTGAAGAAAAGATGTGCTCCTATCTTGACATTAAGGATATCAATGATTTAACACCAGTTCAGTGGAGTAAGGTTTGTCGAAATCTAGATAATAGAATTCAGAAGCAAAAGAAGCTAGCTGAGTCGCCTATTAATCAGGCATTTGGGACTAAAGAAGAACATTTGGCGATTGATGCGAAATTGGCGGAGGAGGAATGACTGAAGAAAGATTAGGTACGCTAACGGAAGCCAGTAAGCAAATAGACCTATTAATAAGTGGATTTACTTATTTAGAGTGCGTTTGTATTACTGGAACTTCTCTTTCGGGTGTTTATTATTCTATGTTAAGGGAATTTCCAAACCATCCCTATAAAGAGGAGCTTGAATGGTTTAAAAATAGGATAATAGAGCGAGTTACTACCACATTAGAGGGAGCAGATGATGCAGGAAATTAAGTACATAACTGTCACAAATGATTGCGAGACTGGAAAAGGCGTTAGTAAGAAAGACGTTCAGAAAATGAATGATGCGCTGAAAGAAGGGTATCGGATATTGTATACTTGCAATAGGTTATGTGGTGAGAATGATATGCGTCTTGCTCATGTGCTGATTAGGGATATTCCGAAGGAAAAATCGTGAAAGAAATAAGGGAAATTAAGGGATTTGTAAGAGATTTTTGGAAAGAATCTTTCACGGACGCGCTCACAAATGAGAAAATTTTTAAAGTTATATTAAGAGTTGACCAATGTATCGATTTGTCTGTTGATAAATATCAAGACATTTATCATAAATCATTTTTTTTTGGTAAAAAACTTAAAACTCAAGAAGAATTTGATTTAGAGCCAGATATAAAAAAGCCAACTTATGAAATCACTTTTGAATTTTTTACTTGGTTAGATAAGGTTCCAATAACTATCGCTGAGATTGAGAGAGATGATTCTATAAATTGTTATCATGAGTTAGATTCAGGCAGAGAGGGGCAATATTATTTAAAGGCCAATTATTTTATTGTTAAGGAGGTAGGAAATGCCATTCCTCTCAAAGAGTCAGAGTAAGTATTTGTGGGCAACCAATCCAGAAGTAGCCAAAGAATTCGCCGAGCATACGCCGAACATTAAGGCGTTACCGGAACATGTGAAACCGAAGAGGGGTAGGAGGGGGAAGAAATGAGCATCCCAGAATCCAAAAAATGCACAATTTGTAAAGAAATTCTATCAAAAGAGTTTTTTTACCGAGCATTGAAAGATGGGAAATCATACTTAGCTTCCAGATGTATAGAATGTTCTAAAGTACATGGAAAGCAATATCGTATCAATAATAAAGATAAAGTTAAAGCCTGGTATAGAAAGCACTATGATATCAATAAAGACAGGATTCAGGAAAAGGTTAGAAAGTATCGCGCTGAAAATAGAGAGAAGATATGTGCGAGGAAAAGGGAGAATTATAGGGTCAAGGCGGAGAAGAAGAACTTTGAGAGTGTTGACGCGTCATGAGTAATGAAGAAACTAGGGGAATGATAGTAATAGTTCTAGTATTGGTAGCCATGATGATTATAGTTCATGCGTAATTTTCTTATCTCCTACACAATCGGTTTCGGCTCCATCCTATCCTTAATCCCTTCAATTAAATCGAAGTTTTTAGCTTTAAATTTAATCCATTCGGATTGACATCTTTCTTGGTCATAGTTAGTGCTTTCGA